CGATAGAAGTTTCAGCAGTTTGACCAGTAATTATTGTAGGTGCAGTTTGTGAGTTTCCAACACTAGCTGCTGGAGGATTAACAGTTTGTAATGCTCTGCCAAGATAAACTGCATACATGACATCTCCAGATGCTGTTGCACTAGATAATGTAAGTGTAGTACCAGAAGCTGTGTATGCTTTACCAGATCCAGGTTGTTGAACTACTCCATTAATAACTAATCTAATTTCATTTTCATTAGTTACTGCATGAGATAAAGTATAATTTGTAGTAGCAGATACTGTAAAAGTTTCTGTTTCAAAACTTGCAAAACTTTCTGCAGGTATATTACCGATGTAAGCCATTAATTAATCCTATGTAATTTCCATTATAGAAAGCGTACCTGAAAGTTTATCAGCTACTGAACAATCTATTTTAATTTCGTCTGTTGCTTCTAAAACAACCTTACCACCAGATAAAAGCTCTAAAGAACTTCCTGCTGGAATAGATACATCCTTAACTAAAAAAGCTGTACCATTTGCTACATTATTAGCTCCCCCTCTATTTGATGTATCACTAACTAATTCTACTTCAACAGTTACTGCTGTAGTATGTATGTTAGTAAGAATCAAACCAAGAACAACAGTTGTTGTACTTCCTGCACACGTATACATTTTGTAAGGTGTACCTGCTGACGCTGGTTCTGCTGCAAATGTCACTACTTTAAACGTATTTGCCATTTCTTATTTTCTCCTTATTATTAATTTAACCTAAAGCTATTGCTAAAGCTGTTGGATCATCTGTTGAAAATCCTTGTGCTGACATTAGGGTTACTACTCTTGATAAAGCTGCTTTTCTATTTGTACCACCAGCTCCATCATCTACTACAATTAAATCAGATGTAGTTAAATCTGCACCTATATCACTTCCTCCATCTATATCAAGAGATGTTATTGCTAATGTTTTATTAGTTAAGGTTTGTGTAGCTGTTGTTCCAACTATTTCTTGATCTCCACCAGCAGGTAATGTTAGTACATTTGTAACACTAGCACTGTGTGGTTGAGCTTTTACTGTCTGACCATGTGAATTACTTTCACAATTAAATACAACTGTACCAGGATTTGTATTACCTTTAACAACAACTTTACCAGTTCCATTTGCTGTTAGATCAATATTTCCATTAGATACTGATACAATATTAGATATAACTGGTGATGTTAAAGTTTTGTTTGTTAAAGTTTGTGTTCCTGTAAGAGTTACATCTCCAACATTAGCAGGTTGTACTACTGTAAATGTAATAGTATCAGATCCTAATGTTGCATCAGAATCAGTAGTACATAAAAACATTTTTTCTGCATTTGTTGATCCTTCTTGGATAATAACTAACTGTCCTGCTAGTTCACCAATTGCGTCAAAGTCTGTATCTCTAGCTGCAGTACCTGAAGCTACAACTGTATATATACCATTTTGTGATGCTGTAGATTGGTCTTTAACTAATACTCTGTTTCCAGTAGCAAGAGTTATTCCATCTAATGTATCACCATTTTGTAAATCTGAAGATAATGTAACATTTCCTGTTGTTGCAGCTCTACAAATAATTCTAGTTTTAAGTCCAGCAACAAGATCATCTACATAAGTTTTAGTTGCTGCATCTGATCCAGATGAAGGTGCTCCTAATCCAGTAATAGATCCACCAGATATTGATACACTATTAGCAGCTTGAGTTGATATAGTTCCTAGTCCTAAAGAAGTTCTAGCAGTACCACCATTTTCAGCTACCCAAGTTGATCCACTACCAACTATAAAATTACCATCAGTTGTTGCAAGATTTCCAATTGCTGTAAGATTTGCATTGGAAGCACCTTTAGCATCTATTTGATCTTGAATATTTGAGCTTACACCATTTAGATGACCAAACTCTGTATTAGAGATTGTACCATCATGTATTTTAGTTGCATCAATTGCAGCACTTGCATTTATATCTGCATTAACAATTGCACCATCTGTTATTTTAGCAGAAGTAATTTGTGAATCTGCAATCTTAGCAGTTGTAATTTGACTATCTGCAATGTGTGCAGTATCAATACTGCCATCAACATAATGTTCTGAGTTAATACTATCATCAGCTATTTTTGTGCCATCTATTGCATCAGCAGCAATTTTAGCTGTTGTAACATTTGCATCTGTAATTTTTGCTGTTGTAATTTGTGCATCAGCAATATGAGCTGTATCTATTGAACCATCTACATAGTGTTCACTATTAATACTGTCATCTGCAATTTTAGCTCCTGTTACAGAGTCTGCTGCTAATTTAGCAGTGCTTATAGCACCATCAGCTATATTACCTGCTGCTATAACACCAGTAGGTATAGAGTTATTTGTTTTAGCTAATACACCAATATGAACACTTGTTATAGCTTCATTAGATAATGAGCCTGAATCCCAAGTAACATTAACTGTTGTGTTTGTTGAAAAAGATGTACTAGATATAGTACCATATATTGTGCCTGGCGTTGATGCTACAACTTTAACTCTACGTCCAGCATGATAAATAGATGTTACATTTGTTCCATCAATAGTAAACGATGTAGCTGATGCGTAAGTAGCTGTATAAGTACCTGCACCATCTCCATATTCAATCCACTCAGCTTCATTATAATGTTGTCTAATATCTGCCATAACACTTCTAAAAGCGTTATTAATATTAGATGGTAGCATTCCTTCTGCTACTGAAACTGAATTAGTTCCTGTAGCTGTGTTGTTTGCTGCTGTTGTATCGTATTTACCTAAAAATGTTCCTGCCATAATTTTACTCCATAAACCAAACGAATGCTTTATCGCTTTCGTTATTATTTTTATTAACTAAAGTGTTAATTGCTTCTTCTATTTGTCTTTGGAAAAACTCTTGTGTTTCCATTGAATATCTTACGTTATCTATATCTACTGAATCTGTCATTATCTATATCCTGCTTTAGATGCTACAATGTCTATACCTTGTGCATGATCAAAACTTGTTCCAGCAGGTATCTTAACATTAGCTCTAATGTATCTACCTGATTGTCTAACAGGATTAATCCCACTATCTACCATAGAAGATGAACTAGACTCTGTTTCTGTGTCTGCTAATCTTTCTCTAGTTTTTACAGTAACTGTTGCTTCTGCATCTACTATTGGTCTTATTCCTTGAATGTTAGTACGAGCTCCTGGAAATGCTTCTATTTCTGCTGTCTCTATTTCACATTCATTTGAATTTCCTGAAAAGATTGCAGCTTTAAAATCTCCATCTATTCCACCTAAAAACATTTGTCCACCATTCCAAAAATCTGTGTCAAGGTTAGCGTTAATTTGTTCTAAATTTTCTGAAATAATATCCATTAACTCTACTGTATATGCACCTACAAATTGTGGAAATATTTGACTAGCACTTACTTTTGCTAAAGACCATTTTTTTGTAGCATAATTATATATAATAATTCTATCACAAATACCTGTTGTATTGTTAGTATTATTTACGCTTGGGTACAACCACATAGCCAACTGATTAAATGGATCTGTTGCTGCTACTATTCTATCTGAATATGCTTTGTTTAAGTTTAGATCAAAAAATCTATTAACTTTTTCTACTCCAATAGGTACTACATTATCACCTTGTATTTCATAGAAACCATCATCTGCAAGAAAGAATACACGTCTATTATCTTGACATACTGTTCTTCCAAATATGGCTCCCCTGTTTGGAGATATAACTGATAGCCTAAATATTGTTGCACCACCAACATAGTCCATACGAACTATTTGATTTTGTCTAAATACATATCCTACCTCTCCAGAAGTTATATGTACTATTTGTCCACCAGATCCTGGTAAGTCTTGTAAGTCAGATTGTTTACCTGACCAAACTGTAATATCATTTATACCAGACCATTGTATTCTATTAGTAGCATTAGCTATATTACCTGTAACTAAAAAATCCCTAACTACGCCAGATACTCTAAATAAAGGACAAGTACCTGATGTTTGTATAGAAGTTAAATTAGCAAAGTTTGTAGATGTTCCCATTAAATAAAACTGAGCTGGATCTACTCCATTACTTGCAATTACATATTGACCAAATTGTGTAAATGTAAAAAAATCTGTATCATCACCAGTTAAACTTCCTTTACGAGAAGTAAATGTTCCTGATGCTAATTGATGTATATCTGTTTTTGTAGCTACAAAATTATAAACTGTATTAGAGTTATCTCTGAAAGAACCAGAACCATGTGCATCTTTACCTGTAGTTGAAGTACCTGTATATGATACCAATGATGGAAATCTTTTATAAGATCCCATTGCATGATAAACATTAGTTGCTACGTTAGCTCCTTTCATACCATGTTCTGGTTGATCAGGAAGCCATTCTCCAAAAGGTATTTGCATTATCTAGCCCTGTAAAATGATAAATCTGTTTGTACATCTGTTCTTTGTGTAACAGGTGCTCCACCATATGAATCTTGTTTGTCATTATTTTCACATCTTTCCATAGCAGATATATACATCTGTAACCATTGTTGTACTTGGTTAGGATCTATTCCACCTAAGAAGTTTGCTGCATGGTATAATGAACCATATAAATATATTCCAGGATGATTTGCTAAAATGTAATTTGATGTATTAGTATCGCTAAGAGCTGCAAAAGCTTTATAGTATGATAAGTACCCAGTATAAGCAGAATCAGGGGCAGGGCCAAAACGTAAACTTTCTGTTTCATTATCACTTTCAATTGTATAAACCCTAGGTCTAGCAGTTGTTGAACCAGCTTTAATTTCAAACATATTATGTGGAGTTATATATTCTAAAGCATATTTAGTACTTGCTGATAATATGTATAAAGATCTTACTGCAATAAAACCAGTTGGAACAGATTCTGTTTCTGAATCTATTGTAATAGTATCTATTTGTTCCATCTGTCTTATTCTTAGTTTAGCATTAAAGTCAGCTTCAGTTAGTGCAATAAAATCTGCAATTTGAGTTGTCAAATCAGATCTATTTAACCAATCTGCTATAGATGATTTTAATC